TTGTTGGAGCTGATGTCGCGGAGGGGGTGACCGGTGGTGATTATTCTGTTTTCACTATATTTGACAGAACAACTGGGGATGAGGTAGCTTTCTGGCGTGGGCATATGGCTCCAGATAGGTTTGGACATCTTCTTGACAAGATAGGACGATTTTTTAATGAAGCGTTGATGGTAGTGGAAATAAACAATCACGGAATTTCCACTGTTACCGCCATTAGAAATAAAATGTATCCGCGTCTTTATTTTAGGCCCGTTGTTAAGATGGACGTGATGGGGACACGGTTTTCTGATAGACTCGGCTGGAAAACTACAAAAATAACTAGACCGTTGATGATAGATGATTTAAGGGAAGGATTATCAGACATGAGTTTAAAAATTCACACTGAAGCTACAATAGATGAAATGTTAACGTTTACGTTTAATGACGGCGGAGATATGGTTGCTCAATCAGGATTTCATGATGACTGTATTTTCGCGAGTGCTATATGCCTACAAGGATTTAAAGTTATGTTTGGTGGAGCATTGGAGCAAGTTGACTATGAAAAAGAGTTGCCATCTAACTTTTCATACTAAAAAGCATATTTTCTTTTAATTTTTAATTAATTTTTAATCAAATATTTTTTTATTTATAAAAAAAAGGACTTTGATACAATTTTTATATGGAAAAATACGGAAACATGTATAGCCCATTCCAATATGGGGACAAGGAAGTTGAGCTGAGGAGACTCTTCGTTCTTCAACGTGACGATTCACGCCAATATTTCTTAAATGTGATAAAGCCCAGGCTAGACAGGTCATATAAGCTTTATATCGCTTATGGAGGTGACAGGCAACGGGAAATAAAGAAGTGGCAATGCGTCAGTGAGGATACAGAAATACTTTCACCAGAAGGTTGGAAAAAAATAGGTCAAATTTCTAATGGTGAGTCTGTTTTTAGTTTCAATCCAGAAACAAAAATGATAGAAATTGATACAGCTCAAGATGAATTTAGCTATGATTTTGACGGTGAGATGATTTCTATAAAACAGTCAAATACAGATCAACTTTTAACTGGTAATCACCGTGTCCTATTAAAAAAAGGAAAAAAAGTAAAAAAAACAATTATAAATATACTTAAGGCGGATCAGCGAGAACATATTTGGGATGACAACTTCCAATACGTTCAATCATGTGACCTTTTAGATAGTGGATCTGTTTATCAATTACCATTAAGTGGTTCCTATGATGGTGAGCTGTCAACAGGAAGCGGAGATTGGGCAGAACTAATCGGTTGGTTTTTAACTGACGGTTGTTTTCCTAAAAACTCAAAACAAGCCTATATAACGCAATCAAAACCAGAAACTCTTATTAGATTAAGAAATCTTATAATCTCCTTGGGTGTTGAATATAGAGAATGGTCTAGGAAGAAGGAAATGGATCATTACCATGATGAGCATAGATTTTATTTTCCAAGCAACGGAGATGTTGTTAAGAAAATGCTTGAGTGGGTTCCTGATAGAAAGCCCAACAACTTATTATGGAAATTAACATTGAGTGAAAAGCGTAGGCTTCTTGATGGAATTTGTTTCGGAGATGGTTCTTTGCGCCCAGACGGAAAATACCATATGGTGACAAAGCCTAAAAAAGATTTCCTAGAATGGTTACAAGTTCTCGTTCATCTCGTTGGTATGCGTAGCGTTATTACTGATAAGTATGCAAATATTGCATACAGCAACTCTGTATGTGTGCAAGGTAAAAAAAACATACGTAAGGTTGCTTATAAAGGAAAAGTATGGAGTATTTCTACTAGAAATACTAACTATATAGCAAAAAGAAACGGACTTATTTTTATTACAGGAAATTCTAACGTTCAGATTCCATATATTCAATCTGCTGTTGAGACGATGGTTCCTAGGATCGTAGACGCAAGACCAGAGTTTACTGTCGTAGGAAGGAACCAAGATGATCAAGCTAAAGCCGAAAAACAAGTTAAGCTAATGGACTACAATTGGGAGAGGGCGAATATGGATAGGACAAATGAGGATTTCGTTAGATCGACCCTTATTTATGGAACTGGTTTTTTACAGGTTAGCTGGAAAAAGGATGTTAGAAAGTTGAAATTTTTGAGAAGCAAAGATATCACGAGCAAGAAGTATGAATGGAAACAAGAGGAGAGAGTTTTTTTTGACGGCCCAATGTGCGAATGGGTAGACAACTATAATTTATGGTATGATTGGCATAACACAGCCAGACAAAGCAAACAATACTGGCTTAAGAGATTAGTTCTAACTAGAGCAGAACTGGTCAGAAGATACCCAATGGCGGATAAGAAAAGATTACAATTAGCTCTTGAGGCTCCTGGAGGGGATCTTACAGATTATGCTGCTATTAGACAAAGAGTTAGAACAACAAACATTTATACAACAAAATCTTCAGCGGCTACCGCAGGTTTTGCTGGTCAAATAGCTGAATATGATAAATATAGAAATACTCAAGATGTTACTGTAAAAATGTATGAAGTATACGAGTGGTGGAGACCGTTTGATGATGCATACGCAGTCATGGTTGGGGGAAGTTATGTTCCTATCTTTAAAGATGGAGTTATGCCCATCCCTATGGACTTCAAGGAGGCTCCTTTTATAGAGGCTGCTTATTTAAAAATACCAGGTGAGTTTGAGGGATATGGATTGCCTATGATATTAGAGAGTCCACAAATAATGCTAAATTTAGTTAAAAATCAACGACTTGACGCGGCTACATTGTCAATTCATAAGATGTGGATCGTTAACCCATTGGCGAATGTTAATAAGGACGAATTAGTAACTCGCCCGTTTGGTATAATCTATTCAGTAGATCCTAATGGTGTACGTGAAATACAATTTAGCGATATCAAGCCATCGGCATACAAAGAAGAGGAACTTTTAAAGGGAGACATGCAATATGCCTCTGGTGTAGATGATTTTTCTCAAGGAGTAGGTGGCGGATCAAGTAGCGCCACAGAAGTTAGGCATTTGCGAGAATCTACATTAGAAAGAGTTAGAATGTTTGTAAATCATTTAGGAGATGCTTATTCTGACGTTTTAAGATATTGGATGGATATGAGTAGGCAATTATTTAGTGAACAAATGACAATTCGAATTATAGGAAAAAATGGACAACCAGAATTTCCTTTAATTGAAAAAGACGACTTGAATGGTTATTTTGATTACAAAGCGAAAGTTCTACCATCAATAGCTGGCGATGGAGAGGTTAAGAAGAAGCAGGACATGGATCTTTATCAACTTTTAATAAACCTTCCTTTTGTTGATCCTCAGAAACTAACTTCTCGCGTTATATCGGATTGGGGGTGGTCATTGGATGGTGTTACGAAAGACGAAACAACTACACCAGATGCGCCTGTTGGGCCAGATGGACAGCCTAGCGCATCTGGATTAGCTCCTTCAGCAGGCGCCGGTATGCCTCCTGCTGGAATTCCAATGATGCCACCTGCTCCACCAGCACCAATATCTGGTATGGGCGGACCAGGCTATAGTATGATACCGAAATCTTCTTTGCGTAATGTTACAAAGCACTTAAGAAGAACTGGAGAAAATTATGGAAGTGAAGTTAGCCCATACGGACAAATGGCCAATCCTGTAAACTTGTTAAATAATATGGGTATTCCACCGACTCCAAAAGGAGTACAAGCTCAAGATAAATCTACATGGAGTTCAAATATACCAAACATAGCAGGACATAATAGGGCTACAGGAGGAAGAGTTGATACTAATATACCTTCTAGCAAGCCATCAAGTGTTAGCTCGAACATTCTCAATCAAGCTTTATCCCTTCAGAACAGAAAGAAGTAAGATAAAAATATTTAATTTATAATTATAAAAAATATTATGGACATGTCACAAGTAAAAAATAGTTCACCGGATCCTACAATGCCAACAATGATGGGAGGAACGCCAGACGCTGCTATGGGTATGCCTAGCGGACCAACGCCCGAAATGGGTCCAACCTCTACTGAGATGGAAGAAAGTGAGCCTGAATCTACTCCAACTCCAACTGGAGGTGCAACAGGAGACCCAAAAACTGATGGATTAAAACGCCAATTACTCCAAAAAATGATGGAAAATCTCCTGAATAAGCCTGGTAGAAGTGTGAATGAGTTGGTAAATGGAGTTAAGGCCGTCATAGGAGCTTATAAAAACTACTCTAAGGAGTGGGATAACTTAAGTGGAGTGTCAGAAGCTCCTTTGCCTCCAGAAGGATCAAGTCCATCTGCAGGTGGTAGTAGTAGTGAGATACAAGCTATCCTTGATAAAATAAAGTCTCAGAAAGGCGAGATGGTCCAAGGTGCGACTCCTCCTGGATTAGATTCCACAGCAATACCACCACCACCACCAATAGGACCAATGGATAAGGGACCGTCTGGAATGGGAGGACCAGGATATAAGCAACCAGCTCCAATAAATCGATTGGGCATATACGGGTACTAATAAATTAAAATATAATTATATGAAAAAAGAAAAAGAGGAAGAAAAAAAGGAACAACCAGCGTCAAATGTCAGATCATATTTTACAAAAGAAATAAATGCCTTGATGGTCGAAATGACATTAAAAGAAATGGAATCACTTTTAAAAGAAATGATTAGTACTAGACAATGGATAGCTATATTGAAATATGTTAACACCAGAACACTATTGTTAGACTCTCAACTTAGGTCTACTAATCCAACTGCAGATCCACATACTATTTCTTGGGCTCAAGGAGCTATGGCTGGTATTTATGACATTGAAAATTATGTAATAGATCTTAATGCCTCAAAGCAAGGTGGAGAAGATGAAGCAGAAAACACCAACTTTGATCCAGAGGGAAAAATATAATCATATGGAAGGAGTAATAACAACAGAAAATTCAAAAAACGAAGGAAGACTTAAGGTTGGAGTATCATCTCGTGGAGTCAAAAAGAACTTGTTAAAAAAATTAGTTGGGAGAGGAGGTCCTGGTTTTAAAAATTTTATACCAGCTAATTATGGAAAAGTGAAAAGTTCTCCAAAAATATCAACAACCAGAATTTCAACAGGTGGGGGTAAGAAAATAAAACTACCATCAGCGACATCTATTATAAAATCTCTATTAAAGTCAGGCGGTGCATCTAAATTTAAAATTTCAAAAACAACAATAAAACCTATTAAGATGTCTAAAATAAAAGGACTAAAAATAAAAACAGTTAAAGGAATAGTTAAAACATATAGTTAATCAATTAAAATATAAACCTATGAACAAAACAGCAGGAGTTATGACTGCGTTAAAGGGAAGAAAAGGCTTTGGTTCTAAGAAGGGAGTAGCTCTACTTGGGATAATGGCAAAACTTTCTGCAAAACGAAAAGCAGTCAATGACAAAAAAGAAAAAACAGGAATGGGCGGTTGTGGAAAATAAACCAGCAACCAAGGGACTAATGTATAGTATAAAAAGTTAATTAATTAATATGAATAATAATATGGTTGATCCTAATTTAGGGTCCAGTAATCTGGGCAGCCCTACCGTTCCTCCGACAGCAACACCAAACCAAGGTGCACAAGGAGGGGAGACGGAAGAGACAGGAAGTGCGAATGGTACCGAACAAAAAGCCTACGAAGAATTGTCTGCCCGCTTAGGGCAACAAGGGCAAGAGCTCGGTGAGTATAGAAAGTTCTTCGAAAACATTGCACCGTTGCTAGACAAGCTAGATCAATCCCCTGAACTTGTTCAGGCCATTATCGATGGAAAGGTTGATAAAGATATTGCTAAGGCGGTAGTTGAAGGGAGAGTTGATGTCCGTGATGTCGCTGCAGTTTCACAAGCCAATGCAGAGGTAAGGGAAAAGTTGGGAGAAAAGGCCTATGATATGGCTACCCCAGAGTCCATTGCTAAGTTGGTTGAAGAACAGGTAGCTAAATTCCGTAAGGAATTTGAGGACAAAGCAGATCTACAAACCTTTCAAGATTATTCTCAAAAATTTATTGAGAAAACTCCTGATTTTCAAGAGTATGCAGACGATATTGATAAATGGCTAGATACGCATGATGTAACCGATATAGAAATCGCTTATTATGCTGTAAAAGGTCAAATGTCAGAATCAAAAGCAAAAAAAATAGCAGAAATCAATGCAGCAGAAAGAGCTAAAGAAGTTATGGGAAACGCACAAGGCGGAGGTCAAACTGCTCAGTATGCTACAGACGGTACTCCTATGGTAGATACTCTTATTTCAGGAAGACCAAACCCAAATTCTTTTTTGGGTGGGTATTAAGAGTTTAATTAATTTGTAACTTAAAAATCAAATATGAGTACAACATATCCGTAAACGTAATGCGGATATAATC